AAATAATACGGCAACGCCTGCCCTGTCTTATTCCCTGGCATACTCGGCGCATATAACATCCGACCCGTCTCATCTTGGCTCTTGTCCAGCTTTGCAGTGAACAGGACATGCCGGTTAGGAATGTCTCGGAACAACCGAATGACCTGGGCCATCGTGGTTGCCATCTCACCATAGGCTTGGCGCGGGTCTTTGGCTGATTTCTTCTCAGCGTCTAAACAGACTTCAGCGATCTCACTGATGCTGTCCAAGGCAATAGATTTAAATCCCTTTGCATCGTCGCTTGTTGTGAGCCATGTATATGCCTCGCGCAGATCGTCCATCGACTTAATTGCAAGGAAGGGCAGATCAGCGTTAGCAATGCTCAACAACCCAGCCTCGGCGCTTAATATAACCGGCGCTGGCATGGTTGGAATCAGGCTTGTTTTGCCTACTCCTGCGGCCCCATAGACTAGCAGCTTAATCGCGTCTGCCGTGGCTTGGCCGGTGTTTTGAAGGTTAATCACTCTTGGTTCTCCCGTTTGATTTTAGCGTTAAGGTCTTCCAGATATTTGCGCGCTGGGACGGCTTGAAACTCAATCGGCAGCTTAGAAATTAACGTGCTGTCCCAGGTCTCCATCAAGGCTTCGCCGGTTTCGGCGTTAATAATAATCCAGCTATTCATGCTGCGTCCTCCTTTCGTGAGCGACAACGGACTTCTTTGCGGAAAACGCAAACAAGTCACGGCATCTTGGGCGCGTCGATTAGGGCGAGGATGTCATCAGAAATCAATCCAGATACCAAACTAGAGGCCATGGTGGCGATGTTCATTTCCAACTCGATCATTTCTTCGCATTTCCCTGCCATCGCTTCCGCCGACGTTACAAGCACTTTTTCGCGCGAGGCTTGAGCCGCCGCTTCCCGCAGCGCATCGGCGCGGATCAGCGGGGCGACGGCTCTGACAGCGGCCTTCGCAATGCTTGAGTTAGTTGGATTTTGTCGGGCGTGATAGGTTTTCTCCATGTACGCCACGATTGCTGTTTCGGCACTGCCAATCCATTCCTGCTTGATATCAGTCATCGCCAGCCTCCCGCTTCAATACTTCGGGGTGACGCTCGACAGCATCAAGCATCCACAGATACGCCTTGGCGTGTTGGTTATCGCCGTGGGTTTCGGCTATGGCAGCGCGGAACTCGGCGACGGTCTTGTCTTGGAAACAGCCGGTCCAGAAACGTAATCCGACGCCACACTTATGAACAATGGTGGTGTGCCTGCCCTCGGGACCAATGGGCCCGATGGACATAAACCAGTCGCCCTTTTCGATATTCGCGCCGGGGCCGATGTTCGCGTCGCGGCCGATATACGCGCGGGGGCCGATATTTGCGCCGGGGCCGATCCTTGCGCCGTCGCCGATATACGCGCCGTCGCCGATATACGCGCCGAGGCCGATATACGCGCGGGGGCCGATATTCGCGTGGGGGCCGATATACGCGCGGGGGCCGATATTCGCGTGGGGGCCGATATACGCGCGGGAGCCGATCTTCGCGCGCGGGCCGATATACGCGTCGGAGCCGATCTTCGCGTAAGGGCCAATCTCTATCAATGCGCTTAGTATTAAGCCCTTCGCAATCCGTGCCGTCACCGCGACAATAGCGCCTTCGGAACCATCCGGGTTGACATGCCTACGGGCCTCGGCTTCAAGCCAACCGAAGAACTTGTGTGTAAAGATTTCGTTGCTCATTGGGCTTCTCCGCGCAGTGTTGCTTGTAAGTGCTGATACATTTCACGGCTGGCGCGCTGTCTCTTTGACGCCCTTTCACGCTCATGCTTGGCCTCAGCCTCTAGGCTGTCTGCCCGGTCCATATGGAAGCGCGCCGCTCTGTGAAGGATCGCCAGCGAACGTTGAATGGCAATAGGGGCTTCGGGTTTTTTGCGCTTCATGTCCAGGACTTCTTATCGAGAAGTTTGCCCGCCAGGTCGATGTTCATTTCACAGAGCGCGAGAGACACAGCCGCAGAAAGCGCCCCATGTGATTCGGCGTAACCCGCAGCGGAGTAAAACGCTCGGTAATCGTCAGCGCTATGAAATTCCCTGCATCCAGCGCGATAAACGATTGCGCCGGACTTGATCCACGCCCAATGCGAATAGCCGCGCGGGCTGGTGCCTGACATTACAACGCCCTTGGCCCCGTTGAGGCTGGCCCGGTTGAGGTTTGCCCCGTCGAGATTTGCCCTATCAAGGTTGGCCCAGTCGAGGTTAGCCGAGTCGAGGTTTGCCCTATCAAGGTTTGCCCCGGCGAGGCTAGCCCAGTCGAGGTTAGCCGAGTCGAGGTTTGCCCCGTTGAGTCTGGCCCAGTCGAGGTTAGCCCGGTCGAGGTTGGCCCGGTTGTTTTCAGCGGCCTCGTGAACGGTATCGCCTTCTGCAATAACTTCGTCGGTAAAGCGGTTTTTGATCTGCGCCATTATGCATCTCCAGTTCCAGCGGTCGGGTGATTCCGTTCGCTGTATTAGGAATATATGGGTTGACCGCGCTGGCGTCAACACCTAGTGTCCAAAAAATATCAACAGGAGGGAAAAAATATGACGACCAAGGAAGCAATCGACCATTTCGGATCGGTCAAGGCGCTGGCAGATGCGCTGCGGATATGGCCGCACAGCGTCTACAAGTGGGGCGAACGACCGCCGATGCTGCGGCAATATCAGATCCAGGTTCTGACGCGCGGGGAGATTAGGGCTGATGACTGATATCAAAGATGTGCTTGAGCAACGGGCGAACACTCATGGCGATTTCAGCGAGGTCGCGTACTTCGCACAGAGTCTGCGACAGATATTTCGTGAGCGACGCGGGGTCTTGAGCGATTCGCACGCCGAGAGCCTGGATATGATCGCCAGTAAGCTGGCCCGGATCCTGGCAGGCAATCCGAATGAGCCTGACCATTGGCTCGACATCGAAGGCTATGCGAGACTGGCTCGCGAAAGGATCAAGACCGATGGTTGACATCACGAACATATTCGGCGGCGCATTCACTGCGCCATCAACGCCTCACATTGATCCGCCTGAACTCCAGCTTGCAGATGCCATGAGGTCCGCAGGGATCGAGCCTCCCGCCCAGATCAGGATCGACGGGCAGTTGCATCGGTTCTCGACCAAAGGCCGCAAGCGGGACGACTCAGGCTGGTACGTCGCCTTTCCAGATGAACCAGTGGCCGGTCGTTTCGGTTGCTGGCGCGATCAGATCGACTGCAATTTCCGGGCGGATATAGGCCGGGACATGACCGCTGCGGAGCATATGTCGATTGTACGCCGACAGAGCGAGGCCAGGGCGCGACGTGACGAGGAGAGGACACGCAAGGCGGAAGTCGCGGCAGATACCGTCCAGGCCATCTGGCGGGATGCCACAGGCGCATCGCCGGATCATCCGTACCTCGCTCGCAAAGGTATCAGGCCGCACGGTGTTCGAACGACCGGAGATGGCCGGTTGATCGTGCCGCTATTCGGACCCGATGGTGAGCTGTCATCCCTCCAATATATCGGCGAGGACAAGCGCTATCATCCAGGCGCTGCGACGCGGGGATGTTCCTGGACATTAGGCGACCTGGACGGCTCAACGATATTCGTCGCAGAAGGCTTTGCGACAGCGGCGACCATCCACGAAGTGTCGAACAGGCCCGTGGTGGTAGCGTACAGTGCCAACAATCTCCCAGAAGTCGTTCGCCAGCTTCGCCAAGCCCACGGGGCGACCCAGGACATCGTGGTCGTGGCTGATAACGATGCGTCTGGCGTCGGGCGGAACAAAGCCGACGAGGCATCGGCCAAGCATGGCTGCCGGATCGTCATGCCTCCTGAACTTGGCGATGCTAACGACTATGCTCTGGCAGGCCATGATCTAATGGCCATCCTGTTCCCACCCCAAGATGACTGGTTGATCCCTGCCGACGACTTCTCAGCCCAGCCTGCACCGATCAAATGGCTGGTCAAGCGCTGGATACAGCGTGAAGGGCTCGTAATGATCCACGGGCCGTCCGGGTCAGGCAAGACGTTTATGGTTCTCGACATGATGGGGTCAGTGGCGTCGCGGGGAGCCGTGGGGGATTGGTTCGGTAACAAGGTCAGACACGGGTCAGTCGTATATCTGGCGGGCGAGGGCCATCATGGTTTGCGCGGGCGATTGGCAGCCTGGAAGGCTCACAACAGGGTTGATGCACTCAATATGTATATCTCAGCCCATGGCCTCGACCTCAACGCCCCAGATGGCTACCAGAAGGCTGTGGAGGCTATCAGGGGACTGCCTGAAGTACCAACGGCCATTGTGGTTGATACGTTGCATAGGCATTTACAGGGTGATGAGAACTCCGCCCAGGACGCCAAGGGGATGCTGGACGCCTGCGGGGCGTTGATACAGGAGTTCAAGGCCACCGTGATCTTGGTCCATCATACCGGCGTATCAGCCGAGGCCCAGCATCGAGCGCGGGGATCATCAGCCTGGAAGGGGGCGTTGGATGTGGAAATCTCCGTCATCCCAGGCGATACGATTGAGATCGTGCAGCGTAAGTCTAAGGATGCTGAGGCGGCACCAAACCTATTCGCTGAACTCCAATCAGTCCCGATTGCAGGCTGGTACGATGAGGATGGCGAGCAGGTGACATCAGCCGTTATGGTCGAGGGTATTGAGCCAGCTAAGCCGACCAAGGACAACCCAATCATCAAACATCAACGGACATTTGAGATGGCCTGGAAGGGGGTCAAGAACCCCATTGACCCCGATGGGCGCCCATACATATCCCGCGATGACCTCCTGCAATATCACCTTA